GGCCGGATATAAGTCACGAGGACTTCGTGTTCGAGATGATGAAGAACCTTTAATGCCAGGTGAGTTTAGAGATGTGGATGCTCCGGGTGGAGACTTACGAAATGCGTTAATGCCTTTACCGTATAAAGGGCCCGATGGAACACTCTTTCAATTACTCGGTTATGTGGTGGATGCGGGAAGAAGATTTGCTGCGATTGCGGATATGAAAGTGGGAGAAGGTTCTCAAGCTAATCCTGTTGGTACAACGATGGCTCTTTTAGAACAAGGTTCTAAAGTGATGAGTGCCATTCACAAAAGATGTCACAATGCACAAAAAGAAGAATTTGAATTACTTGCTAAATTATTTGCAAGTGCTCTTCCACCAGAATATCCTTACAACGTAGCAGGCGGAAACAGAGCAATCAAAGCCACTGACTTTGATGACAGAGTCGATGTTCAACCTATCTCCGATCCGAATATCTTTTCGATGTCTCAGAGAATTATGTTGGCACAAACTCAATTACAATTAGCTCAAAGCAATCCTCAGATTCATAATTTATACGAAGCGTATCGCAGAATGTATATGGCGTTAGGAGTGCAACAAGTCGAAGCGATTTTACCCCCTCCGGCTAAACCGACACCTCTCGATCCAGGTATCGAAAATGCACAAGCATTACGTCTACAATCTTTAGTCGTGTTCCCTGAACAAGATCATACTGCTCACATCGAAGCACACCGTGCCTTTATGAGTTCGTTCTTAGTGAGAAACAATCCACAAGTGATGACTATTTTACAAGCACACATTGTGGAGCATATGTCAGCACAAGCACGCAACGAAGTGATGCTAGAAGTCGGACCACAGCTTCAGCAAGAGTCTGCTAAGTTTGGTGGACAGATACCACCTGAACTCCAACAACAGTTCCAAGCACAGATTGAAAAACAAGTAGCTATCAAAGTTGCTGCTAAGATTGATGAAGCGGTAGCGGAAGAACAAGAAGCTTTAGGATTTGGTGCCCAACAACAAGATCCATTAGTAGCGATCAAACAACGTGAGTTAGATTTAGAACAACAAAAACTAAATCTTGACGCTGCAGATGATCTTGCGGATAAAGAATTAGAAAAAGAAAGATTGAGTTATAAAAAAGCTTATGACGCACAAAAGATTCAACAACAGTATGACATTCAAGACCAACGAACTGCCGTTCAGTTAGCGAGATTAAATGCCTCTAAAAAAAGGTAGTAGTAAAGCCACCGTTAGTGCTAATATATCTAAGATGAGGAAAGAAGGTTATCCTCAAAAACAAGCAATTGCGATTGCTCTACAAAAGGCAGGTAAATCGAATGTCAAAAAAAGAAAAAAATAATCCTCTGGAAGAGATTGATAGAGAAGCCGTTGATTCCCTTACTTATGAATTTAAGATGTTATTTTCTCTCTATGTTTCCCAAGGCGTTGATCCATTAGCCATTGCGAGTTCTTATCTAGCCGCTGGTCAGTGGGCCATGAACCGTGAAATAGGGTTGAAACAAACACAAGATTTGTTAAAGTTACTAGCAAATTATAAATACGAGGCTATCCCCGTATATAGTAAAACAGTACATTAGGAGATTACGATGCCACTAAAACCAATTGATAAAAAGAAAAACCCAGGTCTAGCAAAATTACCCACTGACGTGAGAAATAAAATGGGCTATATGAGAGATGGTGGTATGGCCAACAAAGGTAAAAAAGAAGGTACAGAGGCTGAAAATTTAAAAAGGATTGAAGAGCAACAAAAAGCTCAAGCTAAAAGAGCAGAGGAAGCAGCGAAAGCTGTAAAGGATTATGCTAGAAAAAAAGCTCGCAAGATGAAAGAAGGCGGAATGGTTTTAGAAATTGGTTTACGTCCTGCTACAAAACAGGAAATGAAAATGGCAAAAGAAATGAAGCCACAGAAAAAAGCTAACGGTGGAATGGTAGCCAGAGGAACTGGTCAAGCTATCCGTGGTAAAGGTTTTAAAGGAGTATTTTAATGTCTTTATCGACAGGGTTAAAAGTAATATCTAAATTTATCCTCAATAAAGGGGTAAGAGATGCTGTAAAAAAATTTGGTAAAGAAGCTGTAGACAAAGTGATGAAATCAAAAACACATAAAGAAATGATAAAGAACCCACCAATGACTTCAGGTCAAAAAGCTGTAGTTGGAGCAAGCGCAGGAACAGCAGCCTTAGGAACAGCAGCGACTGGATATGGCTATAAAACAACATCAGATAAAATGAAAGAAATTAAAGCAGAGAAAAAAGCTGACGGTGGAATGATGAACAAAAGACTCACCAAAACAGTTCCCCCTAAGAAGGGACCTAACTCTCAAGGTATGAGAGGAACCGGTGCTGCAATTCGTGGTACTAAATTCAAAGGAGTATTCTAATGGATAAAATTAAAAAAGTTTGGGATTGGGCTAAGGGAAAATGGAATGGTCTTAATAAGCAATTAAAGTTGTTTATTGTAGCTGTTGCTATTCTAATTGTCCTTGGTTGGATTATCTAATTAATGCTATCTAAAATTTTAGGTGGATCTTTAGTCGACACTGTTGGTAAAGTTATTGACAGTGTTCACACTTCTGAGGAAGAAAAAGGTCAAATTAAAATTAAACTTCAAGAATTAGAGAACGAAATTAATTCCAAACAAATGGATATTAATTTAGCCGATGCTCAATCTACAGCTACTGGCATTGGCGGTATTATGCAAAGATCATGGAGACCGTTAATTGGAATGAGCTGTGCCTTAGCAATCTTTTGGGAATACGTAGCCAAACAATTTATTATGTTTGCTCTTGCTGCATTTAGTGTTGAACATGATCCTCTTCCTGCTTTAGATATGGGTGTTTTAATGCCTTTAGTCATGGCACTTTTAGGAATGGCAGGAATTCGTAGTTTTGAAAAAGTTAAGAAGCTTACTAAATAGTGGAAGTAAATATATATTCAGCAATTTTACGTCTAATAACTACTAGACAAGACGACATAAAGTCTGTAATTATGGATGGAAACGTAGAGAACTGGGATAGATACCAATACCTAGTTGGTCAACTCACTTCTCTTCGCAAACTCGATTCAGATATTAGGGATCTGTTTCGCAAATGGGAGGTAGACGATGAAGTCGACAACGGGGCTGATTATGCCCAACGAAAAAAAGATAGTGGGGATAAAGCCCGCTGAGAAAAAAGAAGAAGATAAAAAGAGCGACCTTAGTAAAGTCCCCAAACCAACAGGTTGGAGATTAATAGTTCTTCCCTACAAAGGTGTAGGTAAAACTAAAGGTGGTGTTTTATTAACTGACAAAGCTGTAGAAGATCAACAAGTTGCTTCTGTATGTGCTTTAGTTCTAGAAGTCGGACCCGACGCTTACGCAGATAAGGATAAATTTCCAAAGAAAGGCGACTGGGTAATCATCGCACGATACGCTGGATCTCGAATCAAAATCGAGGGAGGCGAACTCAGAATATTAAATGATGATGAGATAATTGGGACTGTCGAAAGTCCTGAAGACATTTTAGGAGTATACGCATGAACGAAGTAGATAGACAAGTTGCTGAATTACAGGGTCAAGTAGGTAATAAAGCAAAACAAGAGTATTCTGTTGAAGTAGAATCGGAAGATATTGCTTCTCAAACAGAAGAAAATGAAATTGAGATTCCTCAGGAGAAAAAAACTTTTGAAGCAGAGGTTGATGAGACGCAGGAAGAACCTGTTGTTGAAGATAAATCGAAGCAAGAAGAAGTAGAGGAACCTAAAGAAGATTCCAAACATAAGTATAGTAAGTCTGTTCAGAAAAGATTTGATGAATATGCTTATCAACTTGGTGAATCTAGACGACGTGAAGAAGAAGCAATAGCAATTGCTCAAGCTATTAAAGCCGAAAGAGATAAAATTAAAGATGAATTAGGCAAACTTAATAGTGGCTATGTAAATGAGATGGGTGGTCGTTTGACTGGTTCCATGGAAGCAGCGAAAGCAAAGCTGAAGAAAGCTATGGAAGACCAAGATTATGATGCTGTCGCAAATGCACAATTTGAAATTGGAAAATTAAGCACAGAGCAAAGCAGATATGAGCAAATAAAAGCCCAACAAGAGGCTTTAGCAAATGCTCCTAAGCAGGAAAGAGAGATTGAAATACCTAAAGTACAACCTCAACAACCTGTTAAGGATCCAAAAGCTGAGTCTTGGGCAGAGAAAAACGAATGGTTTGGCACTGATAAGGTGATGACCAACGTTGCTTATGCAATTCACGAAGATTTAGTAAATCAAGGTGTTGATCCACGCACAGATTACTATTATAGTGAGATTGATAAACGTATGAGGGAAAACCTTCCTCATAAGTTTCAACAAGATTCTTCATCCGAAG